CCAGGTCGTACCGCCATCATTCGTTGTGAAAACAAAATAATCTACTGCTGATGCTGTTGCTGTCAGTGTGGGCGCTGTTGCTGCTGCCCAATCAACTGCCGCAGGCCATGCTAATGTGAAACCAGAGGCAGAACCGTCTTGTACGACCTTTAGAGAAAACGTGAAGCTAGTTCCGCTTGTGGGAGGATTAGCAAAGGTAAACGTCGTATTCTCGGACAGAGTATGACTGAACGAATTCCCCGCCTCACAACTTACTGAGGTAGCGTTAGAGGATGACGTTACTGCAACGTAGGTTTCGTTGTAGCTTTTAGCCTTTAACTCTTCAGAGACAATGATGTCACCGTTAGCGTCTGCCGTAACAACCTTTGACGCTTCAGATGTTCCAAGAGTCGTGATGTCGTTATAGTTGAGCTCTGCCGCCGATGCGGTAACACCGAGATCACCTAGAGTCGTTGCTGATACAGTTCCGAAACTTAGCTTGCCGCTTCCGTCAGTTTTTAAGAATTGACCTGATGTGCCATCTGCGTTGGGAAGTTCCAAACTATAAGTCGCTGCCGCTGAATGAGGTGGTCCTTTGAGTGTTACACCGTGGCTATTTGATTCGCAGTTAAAACGTATCGCGCCAGCATTGGTATTACCGTAAAGCTCGACGTATCCAGTACCGTTGGCGAATAACTGTATATTGCCGTTGGTGTTGGTAGAGGTTATCTGCTGACCGTTGACCGTTATATTATCAACCGCAACGCTTGTGAAAACGCCAGTGCTTGGAGTTGCTGCTCCAATAGCAGCGTTATCTATAGTGCCGCTATTGATATCAATACCAGTGATCGGTGTGCCGCCACCTAAGAGGGAGTCCGTGGAATCCCAATTGGTATTTAAGTAACCGCCCCAAGCTCCACTGTCACCAGAGACAGTTGGTTTCTTAAAACTGTAATTCGTTGTATTAGTTGGCATGATATTTACCTATAAGGAGATTGTATTTCTGTCCATGTTTTGGTTGATGCTGCAATGTTCGACCAGTTTGTTGTCACATCTGCGACATCGGTCCACTTGAGTTCTGCTGTACAAGCGACAGTCGTTATTGAATTTATTGTTCCCGTATCGATGAACGGCGTGTAAGCGCCCAGGCAGAAAACAGTAGAAACTGAGGTGACTGCTGCTACACCAGAGATCTTGGGTTCAACGTTGCAAGATACTGCCGTGCTCGATGTTACTGATGCCGATCCGGTCGCTACGATGCCCTGGACCGTACAAACAACCGCCGTGCTAGTTGTTACTGCCGCAGATCGATCGTTGACAATGACTCCGCCAGATGAACCCGCGCTGACTGACGTACTAGAAGTAATAGCCGCACTGCCGCCAATAGCATACCCGCCATCGGCAGACACACTTGTGCTTGTGGTGATGTGAGCTTCGCCATCAATCCTGATTGTGACCGCGCCGAATACCCCAGTACCGTAAAGAGCGTATCCGTAACCGTTGTCAACTGGAGGCTGATAGAGCCCGTCACCGTATAAACCGTAACCGTAAGTGTCGGTCATTAAGTCATTGTGACCGTGAGATCAGCGGCTGGGATTCTAAAAATATCACCAGTGGTGATAGCTTTACTGCTAGAAAGTGCAGCGTGATACAGTAAATTACCAGAGCTTACAGCGTCCAAGATCCCAATGTGGGATATCGTACCCCAGCTACCGCCTGCTGTCGGATACTCAATCGCAGAGGTATTCGACCCAACACCAGCGGTCCTAGAAAAAGCTGCCGACTGTCGGGCATAAGCAGTCCCGCTACATTCTGTTCCAGAATTATCATCGCCAGGGTCCGAAGTGTAGAGGGCTACGAATACATTTGTTGGGGATGTATAACTTGTGTTTCTGAGGACGGCATCTAATACCGCCGCTTCTAAATAATCGCTAGTGCCTGCCATTAGCCGAAGCTCCTATGTCGCATTCGTGGAGTTGTGCCTGAGTATCGAGATTTCTCTTCTTCACTTCCCAAGCTGTTTAAAATATCTGTGTAGAGGGTTTGCCAAACGACTGTGCGCGAGTCATCTTTCAAATACGGAGCCGAGTAAACCAAGCTCCCGTAGAGGTAAATATCCGTGGCCTTTGTCAGTAGCCAATTAGTGTCCGCATCGGCGCTAAAGAAATCTGGTATCTTTTGGTAGTAGGCAAGCTCACAGGTATACGCCGCGTCTGGTGTAGGAAAGACCTCAAAGGTTTCTCCGACGATCGTGAAGTATCGAGGCTTGCCAGAGGTGTTGCCCAATCTCTGCCGCTCTTGGTTTTGCTGCTCGGCAGTTATCAATTCTAAGTTCTGTACCGGGTCGGTGTTTAACCTTATATCTCTAACCTGTAGAAAGTCGGCTGGCAATTGTGTGTACTGAGAATCCACACTGGCAGTCGCTCTCTGGATCATTTGCCTGGTGCGTAATTCTCTGTTGATCTTAGCGTGTCCGCTTTTGATAAACGTTGGGATAACCGCAGTTAAGTCAGTTCGGTTCAACGTATCAGCGATTTCGCTTTTTAATTCACCAAAATTAGTTGCCACTATATGTGTCCTTGTCTGGTCCTAAACTTTCTGAGGTCTGGATCGTTTAGTAGTTGCTTCATTTTCTTTTGATCTTTTGTCCATCCCTTCGCAAGCCACTCGGCATAAATACTCATCGGGATTGAGGCAACCTTAGTCATGCCCTCGCCGTACCGAGTATTCTTGTCTGTCAGATTTCTGGCCTGAGTCGCGTCAGTGATAATCTGCGAAACGTCTTGCCTTGTCTCAACGGCATAAGTCTGGTCATGCTCGTTCGCATGAAATACGCTCGTTGTTCCTGATTCCGGGTCTGTGTCTAGGATCTTTTTCATTTTTTCCCCTTTGCAGTTTTTGCCGATTTTTTAAATGCCTTTGCCGTGGGTGCGCCTTTACTACCAGGCTTTCTCATTCGCTCCGTTGAGCCAGCCTTTATGCGCTTCCTTTTCGCTTGTATGTTTGCGTAGAGTCCTTTTTTACTTGGCACTTTTAGCTCCTTTGCACTTCCATCTCTTACGACTTAAATTGTTTGGGGTGTTGGGATTATTTTGCTGCTTCTTGCTCAATCTTTTCTTGATACCCAGGGATCGAGCGCAGTAACTATCGCCCTTTGCCGTGCCTGGTCTAACTCTTGGTCCACCGCTTTTAGCTTTGCCTGCCTGCCCGTAGCTAACTTTCTTCCCGCTAGCTGTGACTTTGACTCTGGCTTTGCCTTTGCGCGGTTTCATAAATTCTCCAAAAAGAAAAGGGAGCCGAAGCTCCCCTTTCACACTTGAAACGTTTTTACGATGTTGTGTTATCGTAAATTGCGCCGTGCGCCGCTTCATTCTTCATTATCAAGCCACCTTCAAAAAGCATGAGATGCTTGGAAGCATCACCAGTTTTTGCAAGTTCTTCGACTTGAATATCTCGCAATGTACCCATGCCTGCGTATTCTGGATCTAAAACGAATACGTTTCGCGCTGGTATAAAGCGATCTGGCACAATACTTAGCTCACCGAAATCACTACACTATGTTCAAATTAGTTCGCTAAACTAATCCCGCTTTCGCCGCAGTACCTTTGTGTTAGGTTTGGTACTGTTCAGACTATGTCTTCACCCGGTCTGGGTGTCTGCCGCTTCGGATCGCTTGATCCTACTTCCTTTCGGAATAGTCGTTGCACGTTCTCTTTCGAGCTTCGCTCAAGATTACCCACCTCTGGGCTTCCCTTGAATTCAACAGATTACAGTTATGTATTCCTACATAAAGACGCTAATGAATAACGTAAACATCGGCTGCGCCAATAATTGTGGTTGCTGCTGATGGAGCCTGGAACCTTTGAGCCGCAATACCAGTGAAGGCCGAAATAGCCTGCTTGTTATGCGCTCCGCAAAGGACCATGGACGGCTGCCCACCGTTAGTCCAGCAATTCTGGACAACAGTTTGTAGATAGGATTCAGCGATTGCTCGCTTGGTTCCTTCTGTTTGAGCAGTGGTTGGTATACCCGCAGTCAGAACAGGATTGGCTCCCGCTGATGCGCCACCAGTGTTTGAGACAGAGTTAGTTTTTAACCAAGCCGATAACCCACCTGTTCGTCTGGCAGTAGTGTTGTTGCCAGCAGTAGGAATTATGTTGAAGGTTAGAATCGCT